ATCAATCAAAAAACATCTTGTCTGATGCTCTTGGAAATACGACAGGAACATTTGATCATCGTGGAAATGTAGTTACAGGCCCCGAAGGTGTAAACTTAAAATATCCAAGATTCGAATTTGCATACGCTCGTCGAGTTGCCGATGGCCTTTCTGATGAGGCGGGAGTCGGAGGTACCCAGCCATTTTATTCTGCATCGATTGAAACAGTCAAGTCTCAGCAAGAATATAATTTGCAAGATTTAATTGTTTCTGCATCGGTTAATAATTCTGATGCTGCCGGCAAAGGAAGTGTGCCATTCGCTGGATTGTTGACAGATGGCAACGACAATGGTTATAAAAAGATTTTAGTTAGAAAAGTTTATTATAAAACGCCGCAAGCTATGTGGAGATTTTATGGATATTATGGTGGAATTGGTGTTGTTGGTAATTTAAATACATATGGCCAGTACTCTGATGATTCTACATTTGAATTAATACCATCATGGCAAAATAAAATGCAAGCCATGGCCTATGAAGATTCAATATACACAAGAATATCTCACTATTCGTATGATCTTAGAAATAATAAATTAAGGTTGTACCCGGTTCCAGACTCACATGCTCCAGAATATTTTTGGGTTGAATTCACAGTTCAAACTGATGTTTGGGACGAGTATTCAAACGAGTCAACCATTGGAACTGCTGGTGTTAACAATATGAATACACTGCCGTTTGATAACGTACCATATGAAAATATAAATGCAATTGGAAAACAATGGATCCGAAGGTTTGCATTAGCTCTCACAAAAGAGACGCTTGGTCAGATTAGGAGCAAGTTTTCTACAGTCCCAATTCCAGGTGAATCTGTAACATTAAACGGCCCCGCGCTAATAACCGAAGGAAAAGACGAGCAGGATAAGTTGCGAACAGAACTCAAAGAAGTCCTTGATGTTCTTGAGTATACTGACCTTATTAAAGGTGATGCAGAGCTTGTTGAGGCGACAAATAAGATTCTTAAGGAATCTCCGTTGCCGATATTTGTAGGGTAAATAAATGTCTGACGATTGGAAACAGCCAGAAACTCCACCGCCCCCGCTTTTCTTAGGAAAGAAGGAGCGCGACCTTGTCAAACAGGTAAATGACGAATTAATTGAGCGTGTAATTGGACAACAAATTGTTTATTATCCAATTGATATTGATCGAACAAATTTTCATCCTCTTTATGGAGAGGCAATTGAAAAAACGTTTTTACCTCCTGTACGTGTATATGCGCTGGTTGAATTCGAAGGAATCAAAACGAAATTTACTAGCAATGTAGCTTTGGATAAAGAGGTCGCCATTAACGTGCATTTTCATAAAAGAAGGCTAACAGAAGACCAGGATCTATTTGTGCGAGAAGGCGATTTCATTCTATATGGGGACATACATTATGAGATCGTAACGCTGGCGGAGTCTAGACAAATGTTTGGCCAAATCGACCATCGCGTCGAGATCACCGCCAGATGCGTAAGAGCGAGAGAGGGTCTTTTTGATGCCAGTTGAATTTTTAGCACCACCAAGTTACTTTAACACTTCCTCAGCCCAACAGGAGCGGGAGTTTGTGGTTCAGCCATCTTCACTGGAAACGATAGATCAGGCAATGTACAATTGGCTATATGAGGAGCTGAGAATATACTCAACGACGAACAAGGGTAGAAAAAGAATTCCCGTAATTTGGGTATCTGCTGAGCGCGCATACCAAATCAAGAACGACAAGGAGATAAGAGATGGCAACGGAAACCTTAAATTGCCTCTCATCACTGTGCAAAGGACTTCTGTAACAAAAGACTCAACAATGCACGGAAAGTTGACCGCCAATTTATTTCCAGTAAACGATCCTCGCGGCGGCACTATTACCGTGGCGCGAAGAGTACAACAAGAAAAAACGTCATTATTTGCTGCCAACGAAGGTGCGAAATTACGCGGCGGTGGTCGAGATACAAACAATACTGATGACGTATCTGCTGGCGCCTTTGCCAGTGGATCTGTTGGCCATGGCCAACTATATTATCCAAGAAACAATAATTTAATTGTTTACGAAACAATTAGCATACCTTTGCCTGTTTATGTCAATTTAAACTATTCGATCACCTTGAAAGCAGAATATCAACAGCAAATCAATGAGATGTTGACGCCGTTCTTGGTTAAGACTGGCCAGATCAATCAATTTATTATGTATAACGAGGGACACAGATTTGAGGGATTTCTGCCGAAAGAGTTCGGATCTAATAATAATATAGCAGATTTAGGCGAAGAGGAGAGGGCTTTTGAGAGTAGTTTCGATATTCGGGTGCTTGGACATCTAATTGGCGAAGGCGATAATCAGGAGACTCCGAAAGTCGTCGTTCGCGAAAATGCCGTAAAGGTGAGACTACCCAGAGAGCGGGTAATGTCCCAAGACGAACACCCAGATACTGGCGGATTTCCACCGGCAGCCAAAAAGGACCGATTTTTTAAATTATAGCATTATTTAATTTTTAAAATGTTGTGGGACTTTAGAAACGAAACTAACTATTTACTACATGAAAAGTCATAATAAATGTTTATGAGAACGATATCTAGCAATATGGCTCTTAAGGAGAATACCAAGTATGTCAGTTAAAAAATTTAAGTTTGTATCCCCAGGAATATTCGTAAACGAAATCGATAATTCTTTTGTACCAAGACAGCCCGGTGGTACCGGCCCCGTCATCATCGGAAGGACTGAGCGTGGCCCAGGTCTCCGCCCGGTACGAGTTTCTTCGTTTTCAGAGTTTGTCGATGTTTTCGGTATGCCAATTCCCGGCGGTGGAAGCGGCGATGTTTGGAGACAGGGTAATTATGTGGGCCCCACTTACGCAGCATATGCAGCCCAAGCTTACTTGAGGGCTGGCGTCGGACCGGTCACAATGGTTCGCCTAATGGGCGGATATCACCCAAATGAAACAACGTCTGGCGGCGCCGGAAAAGCTGGTTGGAAAACTACCGCTGCTCACAACAGTGCGCGCGCCTCTAATGGTGGTGCTTATGGATTGTTTATTATTGAATCAGGTTCAAGCCCAGTTCAAAGAGCAGGACAGGACGGCCTACAGAGCACTCGACAAATGTCTGGTACCCTGGCTGCAGTCTGGTATCTGCAGGAGGGCTCAATTGAGCTTAGCGGTAGTGACACCCTACACTTACACTCCGAAGAGGCCTCTGGGACTGACCACAGCCTTGCTCTTTCAGGGTCTGGCATCTTGCTGAATAACGAAGGCGCAAATCACGAATTCAAGGCAATTATTAAAGACTCCTCTGGAAACACTGTAAAGTTAGCCTCCTTCAACTTTGATGATACCTCCGATATTTATATTCGCAAAGTCTTTAACACAAACCCAATTTTGACAAATACAACAGTTACGAGAACCGCCCAGGTAGAGAAATACTGGCTTGGCGAGACGTATGATAACGCTCTAAGAAAGGTGCTGGCAAAGAATGACATTACAGCAACTAACGACGGTGCCTCTCACGGCTGGATTACTGGAATTGGTAGCGGTAGTAATCACCACGGTCTGCAAAAGAGAGCGTTCCAGGACTGTGAGACTGGCTGGTTTATTTCCCAGCATCTTGACACTGCAAACGTGTCCTCTTATGCTCCCGAAGATATGCAAAAGCTTTTCAAGTTTGTTGGATTGAGCCATGGAGAGTGGTTGCAGAAAAATCTTAAGGTTTCAATTAGTGGAATTAGAAAGTCAGAAAGACCTGACATTGATCCATATGGATCCTTTACAGTTGAGCTTCGAAGAATCGAAGATACTGACAATGCGGTAAGACAAGTTGAGCGATTCTCAAATCTTAATTTGGACCCCACATCTCCAAACTATATCGCCCGCAGAATTGGCGATATGTATGTACAATGGAGCGATGTTGACAAGAGGCTTAGACAATATGGAAAGTATCCAAACCAGTCTAAATTCTTGCGCGTCGTGATGAATGAAGATGTTGACACTGGTGCTATAAACAACGCACTGTTGCCATATGGAGCCCATGGTCCAATTAGATATGGATCTTTCTCCTTCCAGAGTGGTTCTGCTGGAAGCGGAGTAGATTCAGTGTTTCAGGGAGCTGGCGGCGATCGTGCTGGCGGATCGGGAGCCAACAAGGGTTTCAACATTTTTGCTAAATTTGCTGGAGATATCCCCGGCGGTGGTGGTAGTGAGACCGCTAAGCACGGTCAGGCAGATATTGGTGATCTTTTCGTCAACGTTGGAAACTTGGCAATTACTGGTAACATCGAGTTCCCCGCTGTGCCACTAAGAGCGTCTTCTTCCGATGGTCATATGACCGATCCAGTAAATGCTTACTTTGGATTCCAGACCACGAAGACAGCTACGTCTCTAGAATACGATCCAAGCATTCCAGATCACTGTCGACCCGTTTGTTCTGCGTTTGATACTTTCAATACTTCAAGCGATGGCCTGACAGAGTACTCCTGGATATTCTCTTTGGATGATCTTCGCCATGAGAGTGGCTTGGGAGACATGCTGGTCTATGAATCTGGCTCTCGCGCTGAAAGTCTTTCCGCAAATAGCGCCAGCTACAGCCGTGTCCTCGATATGGGATATAATAAGTTTACTGTTCCATTTTATGGTGGTGCAGATGGCCTGGATATTACAGAGTCCGAACCATTTAGAAATACTGGCCTCTCTTCTGGAACTGAGTACAATAGCTATGCATACTATTCAATTAAGCGCGCTATTGACACATGCGCAGATCCAGAATTCGTTGAGATGAACCTTCTGTCGATGCCCGGCCTTACGGATAATACGTTGGTTGACCACGCTATCGCAACTTGTGAGAGTCGAGGTGACGCATTAGCAATTGTCGATCTCGATGGTGGGTATGTTCCATCTACTGAAAACACTACGACCGAAGCTTCGCGTCGAGGATCTGTAGATGATGTAATTCAGAATCTAAGAAATAGGAATATTGACAGTAGCTATGGCTGCGCTTATTATCCATGGGTCCGAACCAACGATAGTCGAACAGGTCAGTCCATGTGGATGCCACCATCCGTAGTTGCACTGGGTACATTCGCTAGCTCTCAGAGAAAGTCAGAAGTCTGGTTTGCTCCTGCTGGGTTCAACCGCGGAGGCCTCACTGAAGGTTCTGCTGGGTTGGCAGTTGTTGGTGTTCGCGAGAGGTTGACTTCGAAGGAAAGAGACAAGCTATATGACGCAAGGATTAATCCAATTGCAAGTTTCCCATCAGAAGGGATTGTGATTTTCGGACAGAAAACCTTGCAGGCAAGAAGCTCAGCATTGGATCGGATTAATGTCCGTCGACTAATGATATTCCTAAAGAAGGAGGTCTCCAGGCTATCAACTAAGGTTCTTTTTGACCAAAATGTCCAATCCACATGGAACCGCTTCAAGGGCTTGGTTAATCCATTCTTGAGAAGCGTTCAGGCCAGATTTGGTATCACCGAGTATCGTTTGATTCTAGACGAGTCTACTACAACTCCTGATCTTGTTGATCAAAACGTTTTGTACGCAAAGATTATGATTAAGCCAGCAAGAACGATTGAGTTTATTGCAATCGACTTTGTTGTCGCAAGTACTGGAGCATCTTTCGATGATTAATACTAAGATTAATCAATCAAGTTACTATATATTTATGAACAGGAGAATTAGTTAAATGCCATTCTGGACAGATTACAAAGATGGGGACGCCACTACCGCTGCGCGTGATCCAAAAAGAGCTTATAAGTTTCATCTGCAATTTACGGGCCTAGGCGGCACCGTGTGGTTTTGTAAAAAAGTTAGCAAACCTTCGTTTACTGTAAGCGAAACACCACATAAATTTTTGAATCACACTTTTTACTACCCGGGTAAAGTAGAATGGAATACAGTTTCCGTCACTCTTGTTGACCCAGTAGCACCAGACATTGCAACGTCGTTTGCTAATGTTATCGCGAGTTCTGGATATAATATTCCCTCTGGCCCGGATGCTGCTCAATTTACAACCATCTCTAAAGGAAGGTCGGTCAGCGCTTTAGGAGATGTTGTAATTACACAAATTGACTCAGATGCCGCGCCAATTGAGACATGGACATTAAATGGCGCCTGGATTAAAGATATGAAGTTTGGCGATTTAGACTACGACAGCGAAGATTTTACACTAATTGAGATTGAGCTTCGTTACGATTTTGCAACGCTGAAGGGCACATCTGGCGCCAGCGCAACCTACCTGGGCGACACCGTCTCGGACACCGTTTGGGACCCGGCCATGGTCGAAGAATAATAAAGAACAATTTAAACAATAGGCATTTAAAACAGAGAGGTGTAATTTGCCGAAAAGAAATAATGAGGACAGAACCGGTTCCCGAAGACAGCATGCAGCTGCCGAACCTCCTCCTCCAACTACTCCCGCAATGGATCAAGCCGGCGCGATCGCGCCATTATCATTTGTGGTTCCAACAGAATTCGTTGAACTGCCATCAAAAGGGATATACTATCCCGAAAACCACCCTCTTTACATGCAAGAGCATATTGAAATTCGCCATATGACGGCGAAAGATGAAGATATCCTGACATCAAGGACATTATTGAAGAAGGGTATTGCGCTGGACAGGTTTTTGTCTAACATCGTTGCTGACAAAAGAATTAAACTAGACACAGTACTGGTTGGAGATAAAAGTGCAATGCTTGTTTCCGCAAGAATTACTGGCTACGGCAATATGTATAAAACTCAATTGGCTTGCACTGCATGCGGCGAAAAGCAGGAAAACGAGTTTGACTTGTTTGATGCAAAAATATATCATGGTGACGACACGGACGAATATGACATAGTACGCACCGATAATGGAACGTTTCTTGTCACGCTCCCAAAAACCCAGGTCCAGGTTGAAGTTCGTCTTTTGACCGGCCGCGACGAACAGCAGATTATCAACGCTGCAACTCAAACAAAGAAAAATAAAAAACCAGAGAAGAATGCAACTGCCCAATTCAGGTATACAATCGTTTCTGCAAATGGTGACAAGACAAGAAGGTCAATTGAATACTTAATTAACAATATGCCAGCTTCTGATGCGAGATATTTGAGAAAAGCATATAAGGCGCTCAACCCAACACTTGATTTGATGCAAGAATTTGAATGTGAGGAGTGCGGCTTTGAGGCGCAATTGGAGGTTCCGTTTACAACGGAATTTTTTTGGCCTAAGTGATAAATATATGGAGGCTGTTTATGAACAGTTTTTCTATTTAAAATATGTTGGTGGTTGGAGCTTTATAGAGGCCTACAACCTACCGGTTGGCTTGAGAAACTGGTTCACTGAGCGCTTGGCTGAGCAGCTCAAGAAGGAAAATGAAAAGATAGAAGAGGCAAGAAGCGGAAATAGTAGCAATTCACATGAGCTATCACGACAAGGAATGTCCCGCATGCCGCCATCTGCGAGAGCTGAAGCTAATAAATATACTAAGTAGTAATATGAGCCAAGACGATTTTTGTCATGGCTCATTTCATTTAATCAACTAATTACCTATTAGAGGGCACTTGTATGCAAGAAAAAGATTTATTACAAGAAGACAAAATTACCGAAATGGTAATTGATTTTGAAAAATTACGTCAAAATCAGTTAGATGAGAGCTTTTTAAGAATATTTGGAAATATCACCAAATTAATTTTAAGACGAATGTATGGTCAAGATTTATTTTTGCCAGTTAAGGTACGAGGCAAGCCTCATGAAATTAAAGCTTTTGCGAGCGCGTTGGGAAGAGAGAAGCGATATATTGATGCGTACAAAAAGCACGGTTTAAGCGACCCTAGGACACATGCCAGTGGAAGCATGTTAAAAAGAGCGATTAGCAAATTTACAAAAGCAACGGGTCTGAAATGGCCGTTTAAGTAGGATTATTTAGATGGCAAAAGATTACGAAGCACAAGCAGCAAAAGCAGCCGCCTTAATTGAGCAGCTCAAGCAATTGCAAGCTGAGGGCGACAAGACTGCAGAAGTCGAAGAACGCCGACTTGTAAATGTAAAGAGGCTTATTGAGGCTCAGCAGAGCGCGATAGACGCTGGCAAGGCGCTGACGAAGGAGCAAGCTGCGTATATTCAAAGCCTAACCAAGGTTGAAGGGTTGCTAGACGAGAATGGTAAGGTAACCGAAAATTTAGTCGCGCAGGAAGTAGCCCTTGAGAAAGCGCTAAAGGACACCACCGAAGCGATAGAGGACCATGCAGAACAGACGGACTACGCAAATAAGGGTTTGTTTGCCTTTTTGGGATTCACAGAGGATGCAGTAAAAGAACAGAAAAAAGTGCAGAACAGCCTTAAGGCAACGGTGGCCGGCTTTAAAGCTTTAGGCACCGCAGCTGGAAGAGCGAAGATGGCACAAATGGCTTTGGCAGGGCTTGCTCAGAAAGCCGTCGAAATCCTGGTCCAACAAGCCAAGCAATTGGTCGCCTATGGCCTGAAATCTGATGCGACACACAAAGAGATTCTAAAGTTAGCCGGCGGCCAAGATTATCTCAAAGACTCCATGTACACAAACATTGAGGCTTTGAATGAATATGGCGCCTCGCATGATGAGGTTGCAGATGCGACCAGGGCATTGCATGGAAGCGTGACAACTTTAAACATAGCCACTAAAGAAGAAACAGATGCTATGATTGAGCAAGTTGCAATTGCAGGCGAGCTTGGCGTTGCATATGAGGACAGTGCCCAGGCGATACAAAACATGCAGAGAATTCAAGGCATGAGCACCCAGGAGGCTGTTAAAGCCTCTGAGGAGATGCTTAAATTTGGGCGCGCCATAGGTGATCCCAAAAAGGTGATGGCTGATTTTGTTAAATTAGAACCTCAATTGGCGGTTTTTGGAAATCGGGCAAATACAGTGTTTAAAGATCTTGAAATGCGCTCCCGGGCATCTGGAATGGAAGTAGATAAAATTCTAGGCATGACAAAACAGTTTGATACATTTGAAGGCGCCGCCGAATCAACTGGTAAATTAAATGCTATGCTTGGGGGCGACTTTATCAGTGCGATGGACATGATGGAGGCAACAAACCCGGCCGAGCGATTTGATATGATGAGAAACTCCCTAGATCAAGCCGGCATGTCATATGACTCCATGGCTTATTATCAGAGGCAGGCAATTGCAGAATCAATGGGTCTGTCAGACGTTAGTGATTTAGCATTAATGATGAATGGTAATTATGAAGATATGGCCGGCGGCGTTGCTCAAAGTACTGAAGAAATTGTCGCACAAAAAGAAGAAGCCAAGAAGATGAAAACCGTCCAAGACGCGGCGATCCTGAGTCAGGAAAAAGCAAATCAAGCTGTAATTACTGCTATGTCTGGCGCGGAGAACTTTGGTGAAGCAATGGACAATATCCAGCCGGTCATCGAGGAGATGAACGACGGCCTCGATAAACTCGCCGGCGCTGCAGACATATTGATGTTCGTACTTATTGGGATCCAAGGGCTGCAGCTGGCGGCCACCCTTGGGCCAATGGCCGCCAAGTTCTTCGCCACCGGCACCGCCGGCACTGCAGCCGGCGTTGGCACCGGCGCCGCAGCTGTTGGAATGGAAGCCTCTAACAGATCCAGCTGGAAGCTTGTGGCAGGAATTGCCGCAGTGGTTATCATTTTTGGATTGCTTTATTGGGTGTTATTTGTTAAGAAATCTTCACCACCTTTATATATTGGTTTGTTCATAGTTGCTGCCGGTATTTATGCAATAAGTAAAATGAGCAAAAAATCTGTTAAGAATGTAACAAAACTTGTTCCAGCAATGTTGGCCATGGCACTTGTTGTTCTTTCGGTCGGTATAGCTGTTTATATAGCTGCAGCCGGCGTTGCGTTAATGGCTGAAGCCTTTGCGCAGCTTTCTCCTGGGCAAATAATAGGCGTTGTAATAGCGTTGGCTGTTATGGGTGTTATTTTGATTGCTCTGATCTCGACAATCGGGGGCCTTGGACCGATCGGCTGGATAGCGGTCGCTGTTATGTTGGCCGCGGCAGCAGCAATGTATATCGCAGCATATGCGGTCAAAATCTTGGCGGAAGGTCTTGCGATATTATTGAAGGCAATTGAGCCGATAGTTGAGATAGTTGCCGATACGCTTCTGGGCCTTTTTGATCGTGTGATACAAGTTGCTGGCATCATGTCAGAAACATTTATAGAGTTAGCTAGCATAATTAGTGACACAGTATTGGGCATTATTGATGCTTTAGTCGCGGGAATTACAGCCGTAGGTGAGGTCATAACTGATGTAATGGAGACGTTGCCAGATCTGGTCTCCTCCCTTGCCGAGCTTGGGTTCGCCGGCCCAGGTCTAATATTAGCCGGCGCCGGACTTGCTAGTGTAGCCCTCGGCTTAGGTTCGATCGGTCTTGCTGTCGCGGTAATCAAGACCGATGATCTAGAGGCCCTAGGCGACATGTTGCTGGGCTTAGGCAAGATGAGTGAGGGAAATCTTCCAAATTTCACTTCTGCGGTGAAAGAGCTGGCCAGCTTGGCTGATGACTATGATGGAGAGATTGAGCTTGATGTTGACATAGACATCAATACAGCTGCAGCCGAACTACTCATAAAGATGATTAAAACAATTAAGTCGCTTGAAGAAGAGACAGTTAGCAATCTAGCCGATGGAATCAAGCAAATTGCCCGAGCAGTTGAGGAAATTCCAGAAGAAAAAATCATTAGATTTCAAAAAGTCTTAGACGACGCTGTTATGCTTTCGGAACCCTTGTCATCGACCAGTGGTCTTACGGGGCTGATTGATGGTATTTTTGGCGCCACTGGAGGTGCAGGCGCTCCCGGCATGGGTGCCGCCATGGCCGGCGCAACCGGCGGAAAGCCGATAAATATCAATGTCACGGTCGAACTCGACAAGAAAGTTTTGGGCAAAGTTGTGAAGACGGTCATGGCCAAGAGCCTTGGGTAAAACAGTTAGACGATTAAATAATTTGTTTCACAACTAAGTATTATTAGTGTAGAATAAGGAGAAAAAATGGTTGTTAAAGATACGAATCCGACTGCTGTTGAGGATGTTGAGGTTGTACAAGACTCAAATGCATCATCGAACACTTTTACGCAAACAGAGTTTTTTGATCAATCGACGGGCTATGCTGCATCTAAGCAATTATATTTGAGCGTATATTCATATAACGCAAGTCAGACAATCAATTTTAAAGGCTTTATTATGTCTTATAGTGATAATTACAATTCCGACTGGGGAGAAGAAAAGATGTTTGGTCGTAATGATCCTGTGTATACTTTTAAAAGCACCGCGCGCACAATATCAATATCATTTCAAGTTGTAGCTTCTACTTTGTGGGAGGCGATGGATAATTTAGAAAATATTGGGTATCTGGCAAAATACACTTATCCGGCTTATACAACCCCCTATGAAATTGGTACCACAATGACCTCTCCGCCGTTAGTGCAGATAAAATTAGGAAACTTAATTGCAGATCATTGGCAACACAATCATATGATTAACGAGGGGAACACCGCAGATGCTAAAAGCGGCGGCCTATTAGGCGTTATTAGGGGGCTTACAATCACACCCCAGTTTGATGCTGGTATATATGACGAATTTAAAGCAACAATATATCCAAAATTAATTGAGGTGTCCTTCGATTTTGGCGTTCTGCACCAACATAAAGTTGGCTATGACGCAAATAATCGTGGCACATGGCTTGGACCACAACAGTTCCCATATGGCGTCGGAGGCACCCAAACGTCAGAAACAGCAAAAACCATTACCCGAGGCTGGGCCACCGGAGAAGCAACAGCTGGGGCTGAGAATGCCGACCCACTGGAAGCGGGAGGCGACCATGGAGCCATTTCAGCTGAGCAAAATCAGACGCTCGACGCCGACTCTGGCGCAGAAGTTGATAAGCAGGGCACTGGCCTGGGGCAAGTTGAAGCTTCAGAACCCGACTATTCCGACCCCAACTCTTATCTCGGCAACGTAAGAGAGTATTTTATGAACAATCCTGAAGAAACAGTTGCTTATGCGCATCAACTCGGTGATGCCAACTTCGTAGCTGATTTTGAATATGATCGAGACGATTGGACCGATTATGGCGGTTCGATTGGCCTTGTTTATGAGCCGGGTACAAATTAATAAAGGATAATTTAAATGTCGAGATATTCTGAAGTAATTACTAATACAGATTCGCACTATTATGAGCTGCGTTCCGAGCGCTCCGTAAGGTCTGTGATGCAATACACGACTCCAATAATACCACCGATAACATCAGCAACGAGAGCAACAATTGCAAAGAAAAAGCACATATGGCGCCCGGGCGATAGATATTGGAAACTAGCCGATCGGCATTACGGAAATGCTGAATTTTGGTGGGTGATTGCGAGATACAATTTTGCTCCAACGGAGTTCCATGTCAAAGCCGGCAATTTAATTTATATTCCCTATCCCTTAGAACGCGCCCTATCCATAGTGCGAGGATAAAATGAGGAGGTTTTTTAAACATGGCTGGTAAAGTTGTAGCACTTCTTACATATTATGGCATGATGAACTCGCACCGCGCCACTCAAAAGGCGCCTGCGCTTGATGTTTTGTTCCTACGCAAAAACAGCAATGGCGGATCCACAAAATCTGTCGACTTGCCATGGTGTGGCATGTCAATGTTTTACGCATCTGATGAACTGAAGGCGGCAAAAAACAGACCCTTTGGAGTACAAATTGCAGATCAGTTTGGATCCAGTAATTATGATCCAATTGTTGTTCAAAGAACCACAGCATGGAGACTGAAGCGCAGCAATGGCAAAACCGAGCACATTTTAGCGAAGGTGACCAACAGTAACTACAAATATGGCGACAACAATGATCGCCGCGGCAACGCGAAAATTAATTCAGCAGATGTAACTGGATTTTCAGGCACTAACATAGGTTACGATAGGCTCGCACTGACCACCACCGTGAGGCCCGCACCAGCCTTGGGGGCGCCCTCCTTCTCCCCCGTCTGGCGAGACACCAGATTAGCAAGCGATTATTTCGAGTACTTTAAAGGAAGATACCAGGGAATTTTTGCTGGCGATTCAGATCTATCAAAATTTTGGGATGCTGTGAAAGCTGGAAAAAGCAAATTTCTTGGATCCGGCACAACCACGGTCGATGGATATGATGAAACATACTTTAAATACGATCTGACCGTCAAGGGGAATGTGGAATACGACTGTTGGACTGGCACCGCCGCTGAAGGTGGTGTAGGTTCTATCGGTACTGCTGGCGCTAACGAGTCACGCGAACAAGGTGCCAAGGCCTTATGGATCATCGATGCATCTCGTCAAAAAATGGCCAATGAGGAATGGGCTACAAAAGAGGCTGGAGGTGCCACAGATGGCGAAAGATTTATCAATTCCCAAAGCGGCATTAACGGAGCGGGTAAAACGCCAAGCGAGATAATAGCCAAAATTGTCAATAAACAATACGATGAACTGACGAAGGTTTCGGTCGAGTTTGCCGGTGTCGTTCGGGGTATGAAACAATATGGCATGATATCTGGAGACTCCGAAACCGGCGCCTATGCCAAGCTTTTTAGCTCAAAGAATTGTGTAGTCGATGTTAATTCGATTGCAGACGCTGGAGTGGATCTTTCTAACGACGTGTCAATCAGAAAGGCACAGTCGCAAAAATCTTCAGATGGCCATTATGCTTGGTTTCCAGGGCCCCCTCGCGACCCGAAAGATGACACATTTATTGATACAGAGAACAATCCTGCTCTTAAGGCTGCTTGGGAAAATTTATTTAGCGACAATAGTTACGATGATATTCAAGACGCTGCTACTGGTGGCAGTGCTTCAAAGGTCGACTCGTTTACCAAGTTAGAAAAGATATTATGCAATATAATTGCAAGTATTGATTGGCAGATAGGTTACTTGATCGACCAACAAGAATATTTTGAGAAGCGCGGCCGCATGGAGCGCGCCTATATTGAGGCAATGATCGGCACCACCGAGGACAATCCATCAATATCTTATGGCGAAGGCCCACTATATAAGGAGCTTGGCGAGCAAAGCCGAGCCGCAGCCCAATCTGTCGAAAGTAATGCAGGCGCTTTCCAAACAGACGACAAAGAAAAAGCAGAAAAAGCTTTACGTGAGGCCGAGAACGCCGCTGAAGTTGCTCAAACATATTCTGCATCAAAAGACGCCACCTTGTCCGTCAAAGACAACCAAGACATCCCAGACGCCGATGCTGCAGCAAAAATTGCAAAAGCGCGCTTTCAAGACCAGTGCTATTTGTTAAATCGAATGGGGCAATTGGCGGCATTTAACATGAATAGGTTATCCAACGAGCCGCCCGGCTCCGCGAAGTCCCATGGCACAGACTTCCAGAACCGCCGAGAAGCTACATACGGCTCTTACATGTCCCCATATACGCTGAGGGGGGGTAGAGTAGCTGGCAACGGCGGAATTTATATGGTCCATGGCGAGCCTGGACAAATCATGAATCGATTGACATACAATCCGCTATTCTCCGGTCCCTGGGACGGGGAAACTAAAAATTCATATGGCTTTGACGGTATGACACCGGCGCAATTATCCAAGCTTCTGCCCATGGTTCGCCTGTATAAGGTTTACCCGTACTCATATGCAAAAGGAGGCTCTGGAGGTACAGCTGTTGAATTAGAAATTCCATTCTTTAATAATATTGTATCTTCTGCCTTGAGTGCGAACAAGGTAGCCAAGACTACTTCCGGCGACGGCCTTACGAGTATCACAAAAGCGATGTTTAGTGACAATGGTTCTAGAGGTGTCGGCGCAGGAATTATATCGTTTGATTGGGGATTTTTTGGGAAAAATCCGTACTCCTCCAGAAGAGATATTTCGGCCAGCATGAGATTATTTTTTCACGATTTTAATGACATCTTAAGAGATAGGATAGCAATTAATCCGAACAATAAAAAAAATTATGAATTTAGATACATTGATTTAATTACGATGACGAAGTATGAGAAGATAGAAAACCCCGAAACTGCAGCAACACCGATTAATTTTAAAATTAAAGCAGTTGTCGGGTGGGCCTTCCCAGACGATGCGAGCCACTATGTTGCAAAAGGTTGGTTTACACCAGCAGAGGTCGAGGCGGTAAAAAATTCTTATACCTCGTTTTACTTAACTCCGACTCAACATGAGTGGGACATCCGAGAAGATAATACCGTCGAATTAAAGATTGACTACATTGGGAGCATTTATGGTATTTTAAGCGATTCAAAAGCTGACATATTGATGACATCCAGGAGAGTAAAGAGGCGAAAAGAAAGAGAAGACACGCTAGCGGAGTTCAGGAAAGCCTGCCCTGATGACGAAGAGAGCTATAAAGAATTAAGAAAAGAGCAGCAAGAAGAAGACGAAAACGATATGACCGAAGCCTATGCTGCGCTTTTTCAATGGTTGCAATTTGGTGGCGTAAAACAGTATGCAAATATTTATGATTCTGACGGCCCCCAAGCCATCAAAAATGCCGATGGTAGCGAGACCTGGGATCCGACAAAAATGCCAACGATAACGCATCCAACTCTTTTAAAATTAAATGTTACCGTCGAAGACATTTTAAAATGGAAAGGCCTAGGCCCCTTTGGTGCAGGAAAGGATACTGCTGCCGGCGATTACTCCGTCGCCGCAAGAACCGATAAAGACGGGATGGTGTCTCCTGGACACCAGAAAGGTCAAGGTTATGGCTCCGTTGCCCCGTATGCTCCCACAGGCACCAATACACAGATGACGTATAATATTACCGCAAGGCTGAGAAGTGAAGACCCCGACGATGACACAAACTACTACAGAACCTCAGCTCAAGGCTGGTATAACAATAAAGGAGAGTGGCTCCAATCTCAGGACGCGGCTTGGACCGATGGTGGCATGAGAATGAAGAGGCTCGCTGTCACCGCTGGTGCCGATCAGGGAAACGCCGGCGATATTCACACAAATGCGCTCGTATCAATACAAGTTGCATCCGAGTATACAACCGATGATGGCCACAAAATGGACGGATTTCAACTAGGTGCCAGATCAGTGGGCACCAAGGGATCCGCAGATACAAATGTTCATACTATAGACGGAGAAACAACGGTAAACCAAATTTTAGCCTGGGCTGGCACTGGTACCGATCTGGCAGAGGGTGAGACCGGTCTTTCCGACGCATCGGGTCACCCTATATTTTATTTCTATTTGGGCGATATTATTTATGCAGCGTTTCAAATTGTACTTGAATCTCACGAAGAGCGTGGTGGACAAGAGGCATATGCAGCCCTTTTGGATAGCATTTCTGTTGTCTTAGGTCCCCTTAATCTTGTCGAGCCAGAAACTGGAAAAAAGCTTCAAATTAATTTAGCTGATATACCGATATCGTACACGTATTTTTTGCAGTGGTGGATGCAAAATGTAATTAAAAGAAAGCTTAAATCTTATGCCCTTGTCGATTTCATCAGAGAAGTCATAAAGGGAATGGTGGTTGATGTTTTGGAAGATTCACAAACTAGTTGTTTTGCCTCAATGCCTGGACTGAAGGTTAGAGTCAACAATATCAGTGCCACCGGTGCACAAGTATCGGTAGACGAATCAAAACTTGCCGGCAATTCTTGGGACAGCAATACAAGCCAGAATGCAATACAAGGCTGGATCATGAAGCAGTATAATGAGATTAAGTTGGCAACTTACCTACCAAAAAATAGACTATATTTAGATCTGTTGGGGGCAGAGTCAAAATTTAAAAAGCAGCTTCCAATATTGAAAACAGAAAATGCGAGATCGGGATATATTCCCTCCTCTAAGACCACTACCTTTTTTGTCTTTTATGCGGAAGGAATGGTGTCTAGCGATTTGAAGGGCAAGTTTGTAGATGACCAGAAAAAAGGAATTCCACATTTTAGAATCGGGTCAGACAAGGGAATTGTAAAATCAATCAAATTCTCTAGAATTGATGCAAAATATATGCGCGAAGGCCGCTGGGCCGCTACCGATAAATCAGGCGCAGACACACAATTCAGACAGTTTAAGGATATATATAATGCTGATGTTGAATTGTTTGGAAATGCCAGACTCTTCCCTGGCCAGATGGTATACATTGATCCAAGCGGAATGTCTCCGCAGATGGGATCCCCAGCCGATGAGAAATCAATGGCATTTTTGATGGGCATAGGTGGCTATTATATGATCACCAAGGTAGAAAGCTCCATAGCCGCAGGAACGTTCAGCACAACGTTGCATTGCACATTTACACAAAACGGATCACCAATTGCTAGGCTTGATACGGCCGGCGATGATCCGTTCGTTGAAACCTGTGCCCGGGCCGCAGAATTCATAACCACTCCCGGCGCTGGACAAGGTGCGGCAGCCGTGGCTTCGTCAATCAGCGAGGCAGCACCTTCACACGTCCGGTTTAATGAGGACTACTACGACTCCGAACCCATCCCGGGCTGGAATCGCGAGCGCATGGCGAACATGTTCGGTCACTCGGTCGAGGAATGACTCGGGAAGATATGGAATGAATCCAGGTGGCTGTGGCTGCGGATAATATTCATTGGACCACTATTTACCATTAACAAGGGGTTTTAGACATGCGACTTTATAGGGCTTTTTTAGGAAAAAACAGGGCCAGCGGCCACTGGAACTATTTTTACAGAAACAAGTACAAAGCTCATGCGCATGATACAGTTATAGGCATTGACGATGATAAGTTAGCACTACAAGATTATCATTTTGGAGAGATGATACTTTACGGGAAAGTTGATAGAAACCATATACCAATATGTTTGACACAAGACTACCCAGGCACTATAACTTCAAAATTTAAAAAAATTAAAAGCTCTATTGACACCTCTCGGCCCGCCATGGCAGTAAATTTTGTTGCGGATTCTTTTGAAGCCTTTGTGGCAGAATTTAAAAAAGGCTTGCTGTGTGGCAAAATTGATTCGGATCATCCGTATTTGTCCAATCCCCGTGCTTATAAAGGGTTGCAGAGTTATGCCCCTATATACGCTGACTGGCAAAAGCACATTGGACAAGTTTTTATACATCGACACTTGCGAAGAATCGACTCGATTATAGAAAAAAGACTTGTTCTTACTAATTTTGATAAATTTGTTGATCAGTTAATGATATTTTTTAAAAAACTAACAAACACAATGCCAATTACCCTGAGTGGCTGGATGAGATCACGATATTGTGTGCCACATGTATCGGGTTTAGTTGTCGACATTGCAGATTTGGACAATTCGTCTGATGAACAAAAATATGACTTGTTTATTAGTAGCAGAAATTATCAATTCTTTTTGAAGGCGGCTTACCAGCATGGGTTTTATGTCGATAAGTTTGTGCCATGGCGCTTATATGCAAATGTTAATTCAGATGTAATGCAGAAGGCTATCCGTAACGCTCAGAACTCTGTTGCGGCTAGTAGCGTCAGCAATATGTTTGCCATGAACTACCAACATGCTCACAATCGTGGCTACCAGCTATTCAAAAGATATATACTAAATTTGTACTACGAACACCACAGATTCAAACCATACCATGGAGGCTACACAACTTGTAAAAATGGTTCGACTATATCTAGAGTAGAAAAAATGACACCGACTTCGAGAGCCATCATACTTTCGCGCAAGGATGAATTATATTTTTTAAAATTGTACACCATGGTTAGAAATATGGAAGAAGAAAACAAATTCACAGCCGCAGAAGTTGATCAAATGGCGCTACACGCATCTCAAATGGCCGCGGAAAAACATATATCACACGCACTTCTATATTTAGAAAGTCGCTTATCTGCAAACCGTTTGAAAGCTGGATCGTTGACAGACATTAGAAAAAGATTAGACTTGATAGACGAGCAAAAAGATGCTACAATAAAACCAATGAGTTTCCCCATGTCCAATCTTGCAGACGTACAATCCACAGCTTCAGGCGTCAACGGCCCAGCCGGATATGATTATGATCACCATGAAGACGAAAGTTACAATGGCACTGATTTGGGCGAGGATCCATACGACTTATAATAAAGAGGCATAAATGATTTTTCAACCTTTAGATGACAAGGGGAGTTGTATTGGAATTTACTACGATGGTGATCTTCTATTTGATTCTATTCCTGACGATTTGTCTGCTGCTTGGAAGTACACACAATTCCTGAAAGGCAGAAATGATATTCAATATGCCAAATTGTATTGTAGTGGCAAAGCGCCTGAACTCGTTTGCCCGGATCACATTAGAGATGAATTTGATAAATCTCTTAGAAAATTAAGAGCATTTTATAAATCTTTTAAATTAGGTCGAATCTCGTTAAGTGACCATTGTTTTTTCGACCTAGTTCCAAAAGATTTTTTATTGGAATATTTCGACTTGATGAATCAGGTTACCGAGCATGTTGTGAACACACACGAAAAGCCAGAAAATTATGATTTTTTGCTTGACTTAACAAAAGTCATGACCGACATCGGGCATCGAAAATTGAACATTAATATAGCAAACGGTAGGTCCAAAATAATTTCGAAAAGAGGAAAATCGGCTTTTATAAAGTATAAGAAATACGATCCTTATTGTAAATATAATATTTTCGGATCAAAAACCGGGAGACTAATTAATATTCCCGGCACGTTCCCTCTTCTAACAATGGAGAAAGATTTTCGCACAATTGTTGAGCCGACAAACGACTGGTTTGTAGAACTAGATTACAATGGTGCTGAGTTGAGGACTCTTCTTGCATTATGCGGAGAAGAACAGCCCGATGAAGATATACACGATTGGAACGCAAAAAACGTATTCAACAATTGCACTCGCGACGAGGCTAAAAAGAAGATCTTCTCTTGGCTGTACAACCCGGGCGCCCGCGACAGAAAGGCTGAGAGCCTCTACAACCGCTCCAAGGTCAAAAAGGAGTACTGGGACGGAAACACAGTTAGAACGCGGTATAATCGCGTTATACCCGCTACAGAGCACTTCAGCATATCCTACATAATCCAAAGCACCTTTAACGATGTCTTGCTGAGACAATTAATCAAAATTGATCAATTTCTTGAAAATTATAAATCACATATTGCATTTTGCGTACATGACTCTATAATTATAGACTTCACTGATGATGAAAGGCATCTAATACCGGAGATAAAAAAGATGT